AAGTCGGTCGCAGACGGTAAACTTGATATTGCCACGCAGAGACTTGAGCAGCAGGCTGAGTTAAAGTTGCTTGAGCTGCAGGCTAAATTTGGAGGTATACGATGACAACAAGTTATATTCTTAAACAGCAAGCGGATCTTAGGAGAAACAAAGCTTTGATGCGTGAAGCAGAGCAAGCAGAAATTAAGATGCTTGCCGAGAAGAAAAATATTCAGCAGGCATCAGATGAAGCAAGGCTTAAAGCAAAGCTGGCAAGAATTAAGCAAGGAGTTGCGGCGCCGGTTTCTGTAGCGATTGAGGCGCCGAGTCCTGTAGCGCCGAAGACAGTTCAGCCTAAGCCTAAAGCAAAGGTTTCTTTTAGGAAAAAGCCAGTAGAAGAGGAGACAAGCGATGCCTCTGAAGAAGGGTAGCGGTCAAAAAACCATTAGTAGGAATATTAGTATGCTCAGAAAAGAAGGTAAGCCAAAAGATCAAGCCGTCGCTATTGCGATGAAAACATCAAAGGGCATGAAGCAAGGCGGTGCTGTCTCGAAGGGACAGTTAAAAGTTAAGGTCAAGAAGATGCGCACCAGAGGAACCGGCGCTGCAACTAAGGGCCTAGATTATTACGAGCGCGTATGAGAGACGATGTTGATTTAGCCTCTGCCATAAAGCGCATGATTTCAGATCGGAGAAGCCTGATCGTTGAAACTATGTGCGAAGGTATGCTTAAAGATATGGAACATTATAAAAGTTTGCAAGGCGAGCTAACTGCGTTAAACTTGGTGGAGCAACATATCCAAGAATTTTACGCAAAAGGAGAGCGCTAGTGGCAAAACCGTCAATTGAATCGGCCTTTATTCAGAAAGAGGATCTGGTTTTAGACCCTTCATTGTTGAATAAAACCGTACTGGAGAGGATGCCTACACCTTCGGGTTGGAGAATGCTTGTTATCCCTTATATCGGGAAGCGAACAAGCAAGGGTGGCATTCATCTAACCAAAGAAACTGTGGACCGAGAATCACTTGCAACGGTTGTTGCTTATGTTGTGAAGAAAGGTCTGCTCTGTTACTCGGACAAAGAAAAGTACGGCGAAACACCATGGTGCGAAGAAGGCGACTGGGTGTTAATTGGCCGGTATGCTGGTGCTCGTTTCAAGCTTGACGACGGAGACGAGGTGCGCATAATCAATGACGATGAAGTCATTGGTACTATCCTTAACCCTGATGACATAGTGAGTAGCTGGCGATGACAGTAGAAAATTCAAACGCGGTAGAAGAAGAAATTGAAGTTCAAATTGTTGAAGATCCACCCGAAGGCGGGGCGGTCAGCAACGATGACGAGCTTGAGCGCTACACCAAATCGGTTAGCAAGCGGATTAATAAGCTAAACCAAAAGACCAAGCAAGCTGAGGAGCGTGCTCAGTACCTTGAGTCTCTTGCTCTGCAAAAAGATCAAGAGCTTGATGCTTATAAAAAGCATTCCGTCGCTCAGCAGACGACTGTGCTTCAGAAAGAACAAGAAGCTCTTTCCTCAAAAGAAAGCCAGATAGATGACATCTACCGAAAAGCGATTCGGTCTGGTGACGCTGATCTGATTTCAAAGGCGGACACGCTAAAGAACGATATTGCGATCCAAAAAGAAAAGCTTCGAGTAGCTCAGTCTAGGCAGGCGCAGTATGTTGCCGAGCAGAGCGGTCGTCAGCAAGTCCCTCAAGAAAATTATCAGGCATACCAGCAGCCTCAGCAGCAAGTTCAGCAGGAAGTAAAACCTACCAGCGAAGCTTTAAGCTGGCACGATCAAAACAAATGGTATGGTGATTCTGAGAACGAAGAAAACCTTCAGGCGACTCAGTTCGCCTACTTCACCCATTTCAATCTAATTAATGAAGGGTTTGAACCAGACTCGGAAGAGTATTACAATGAATTGGACACAAGAGTTTTCCGAATCTACCCAACCTTAAAGGGTAGTTCGGTAGCCGAAAAAAAGGAAGATAGACCCGCTGTGCAAAGAGTCGCTTCCGCCAGCTCCGCTGGACGGCAACAAACACAGGGCAGCAAGCGTGGTGTTAAGTTCACTCGATCTGAACTTCAGCGCCTCCATGGTTTGAAGCCGCACAATATGAGCGAGGAAAATTGGCTCATGCGTGTGGCAGCAGAAAAGCAAAAAATTGCTCAAAGGGAGGCAAGACAGTGACAGATTCAGATAATAAGACCCGCGCTTCGCGTGATTCCGAGACGCACGATAAACAGGCTCGAAGACGACCGTGGCGACCAGTTCGTAAGCTCGAAACTCCCCCGGCACCCCCCGGTTACACCTATCGGTGGATCAGGGAATCAATGCTAGGGCAAGAGGATCGGGCGAACGTAAGCAGACGGATAAGGGAAGGTTGGGAGCTTGTAAAAGCATCTGATCTTCCTCCAGAGTGGGAACTTCCTACAATGGATGCCGGAAAGCACGCTGGCGTCATATACAACGAAGGATTATTGCTTGCAAAAATACCACACGAAACGATTGAAGAGCGCAACGCATATTATGATGCGAAAAATCAAGCGGCCACTGACGCATTGGATAACACAATGTTCAATGAGACTCGCGGCGACCGGCGTTACGTTAAGTATGATCCGCAGCGAGATTCCCAAGTAACATTTGGTAGACGCTAAGTCTCAAGGAGATAAAAAATGGCTAATAAAGACGCAGCCTTTGGTTTACGCCCCGTTCGTATGATGGGTGGTGCTCCCTATTCTGGTGGCCAAAGTCGATACCGTATTGCTTCTGGTTTGAGCGGAACAATCTTTAATGGAGATCTTGTTAAGCAAGTAACCGGCGGTGGTATTGAACGAGCCGCAGCTAGTAACACTGTCCCCGTGGTCGGGGTTTTTAATGGGTGTCAGTACACTGACCCTACGTCGGGAGAGCAGGTTTTTTCTAACTATTATCCCGGTTCAATTTCTGCAGCAGACATCATTGCTTTTGTGATCGACGATCCTATGACCGTCTTCTCAATTCAAGCGGATGCAGCTTTCCCGATAGCAGACTTGTTTGGCAATTTTGATATTGTTGATCAAGCTACCACGGGCGATACAGCTTCTGGCCGATCAAACGTGGAACTTGATGTGACCACCGGCGCCACGGCAACAACCTTGCCGTTGAAAGCTTTGGACATTTCTCAAGATCCCGATAACGATGACGTAGCAAGTGCTAACACCAACGTCCTTGTGGTTATTCAAAACCACATTGCCGGTGTTAAATCTGCTGGATTAGCATAAGGAGAGTAACAAATGGCTATTTCACGAGCACAACTAGCTAAAGAGCTAGAACCCGGCCTGAACTCCCTGTTCGGTATGAGTTATGACAGCTACGATCGAGAGTACGAAGAAATCTTCGCAATTGAAGATTCTCAGCGTGCCTTCGAGGAAGAAGTTCTCATTACCGGCTTCGGTTCAGCACCAACGAAAACTGAAGGTCAAGGTGTTGTCTTTGATAATGCTGGCGAGTCCTACTCAGCACGCTATACGCATCAGACAATTGCGTTGGCATTTGCACTAACCGAGGAAGCTGTCGAAGATAATCTTTATGACAGTTTAGGTAAGCGTTATGTCAAGGCACATGCTCGCTCTATGGCGAACACCAAAGAAGTAAAAGGCGCTGATGTACTAAACAATGCGTTTTCTTCCAGTTTTACTGGCGGCGATGGCGTTTCTTTAATCAACACAGGTCACCCGTTGGCTGGTGGCGGTACTGCCGCTAACCGAGCGGCTACTATGTCTGATTTAAATGAAACTTCATTGGAAGATGCTTTGATTGACATCTCAACCTTTACCGATGATCGAGGACTGACCATTTCGGTGCAGGCGACTAAGTTGGTCGTACCTCCTCAGTTGGTCTTCGTTGCTGACCGAATTTTGAATTCGGACAAGCGATCTGGGACTGCTGACAATGATCTCAACGCGATCAAGAGCACTGGCGTTCTGCCCGGTGGTTACACTGTTAACCACTATCTGAACGACCCAGACGCTTTCTTCCTGTTGACTTCGGTTACAGACCAAGGTGAAGGTCTCAAGATGTTCCAAAGATCCGCGATGGAAACTTCTATGGAACCTGACTTCTCAACCGGAAACATCCGCTACAAAGCGAGAGAGCGATATAGTTTTGGATTTTCGGATTGGCGTGGAATTTACGGCTCACAAGGCGCTTAGGCGTAGTGATCACTAACATTCTGCAGGAATCATAGATTCCTAGACAATCGTTTTATTTTAAACGATGAGAAAAGGGGCTATTTAGCCCCTTTTTTTTGTCTTAATATTGCCCTAGAATGTCAGTCAACTGAGAAAAACCAGCCCTATCGACCGACTCAGCGGACGTTACGAAGACGGTGGGGCGAATCCTTTCGTA